AAGGTGAAAGTAGTTCGGGAGCTGGTAGACCTGGGCTTTTTACTGGTCCTGGATTTGAGACATTGAATACATCCGGAGTATATAGCGGAGCGGTGTTTAATTGGATGAGGGAAAAAGAGATGTTTTTGTTTAAGTTATACCGGAGTCGTATTACCATCACTAATTCTGATGTAACTGCACTCCGAGTGTGTGTGGTTGAATGTCTCTGTCGAGATAATACGAATAATAATTGGAGAGATGAATTTCACGCAAATTATATTTCTCAACAGGCTTTTGGAAATGGTAGTTCAGTTTTACCATCATTTTCATCTGCTCCGACTGTTCAAGCATTGATGGCTTCTGAAGAAATCATGGATAACTTAAAGAGCACAAAGTCCTGGAAGATTGTTAAAAAAACTTCTTTTACGTTGCAACCCGAAGTTTTAGAAGTACATTATGATGTAGTTACTAAAAATTATGTCTTTGACGGTACGTACTGGCAAACTATGACGGGTACAGTAGCTAGTACAACCTTTGCGAAGGGTTTATCCCGTCAAATCTTAGTATTTTCGAAAGGATTCATTGGTCGTGCCACCGCTGGGGGATCTGGTGCAGATGGCTCCAATGCGACAAAGAATAATGGTGGTTCATTGAATTTTAAGGTACACCAAAAATTCATTGGGACCATAGGTTGTGCTTCCAAGAGAGCACCCAGCCAGAAGTATTGGGATGATGTTACACAGACACTCATATCCCCTCAGACTAAGAGTGGTTCTTTTCTGGAATCCAATGCTGCTGGTGGTGATGTAGTTAATCCACAGAATACTATCAGTTTACAATAATATAAAAATAAAAAAAAAACAACGGTATTTTGTAATACCATATTTATTTTTTCATTATTCCTCCCCATTTTCCTGTGAAATGTATTACGTTCGTTAGCCGTCGTCTTAATGCGACTCTTTGTTCTTCTGCTACTAACGGGTACCATTCATCTGGAGAAATGTTAGAAGTGATCCACCATCTTTTTGATAAAAGGACTACTTGGCCTCCTTTTATTTCTACAGTTAAGGGATATTGGTCCAACCATTTTAGAAGATGTACAATATCCATACTGCCAGTGAATTCATCCAATATGATATTCTCTTGTCCTTTGTACGAGTCCCACCACTTTGTCGTGGAACTTTTAATGTAGAAAGTATCTCCGGCTTCTTGAAACACTCTATGAGTTTTTCCGGATCCTGAGATACCCCAATATACGTTGACTTCTTGAATGCCGCGGAATATAGGCGATAAACTATCGACCCCAATTCTTCTAAGGCTGCTATAACATCGTATATATATATCGCTTGGGATATCATTCCAGGCACAAGTAATAGCCAACTGTCTGATAGAATCCCAATCAGTAGGGTTATTACGCTTAAGCTTTTTAACACCCAGTTCAAAGCGTGTATTAGGTACATAAGTTTCTTCTTTGTGTACGTAATTGTCGGCTGCTTCACTGCGAGTCAGCTCACTATGTATGGGTCCAAAACAGTCCCTGACCCTTGCAAGTCTGACTGCACGTTTAAAGTAGACGCAAATCTGCCAGTGTAGAAACCCAGATTCTGCTCTCTCCAGTTGTCCCTTAATAAACTGGACGCCCTCTGGTAAGTAGGGTACAAATTCGTGTTGCGGGATTGTAAGTAACCATGACGTTCCTTGCATTGACGGCATCTACAATTTTTAAATTTTTTATATACAGGGTTACCCATTAGATAAAAATTATACAAAAAAAGCTTTCTATTTATACTTTTTCTTGTTACGCTTTAGGAAGGTCTCCTTACTATTGCCCTTAACCGTGTTGTTTCTACTTAGGTTAAGGTTAGTTTACAAAGAGTTGTTTGATACCTCTAACAAATGGTTTCGTATAACTTAGGGTGTAGCGAGTGAATACTTGGAGCGAGCAGGGAGTATTTAGTATTTTATTTCGCCTCAAATTTAGGGCAGATCTAATTTGAAAACCTTTTTTATAAGCTACACTTCACACTACTCGATATTTAAAAAAAAATTATAGTGGGTAACTATGATTTATATCGCTAATACCTAAGGTTAAGGTTAGGTTAGGGGAGGTTGAGTGGGATTCCGTTCTGCAGTATTACTTACAGATCGGAATCCCACCCCCCTCCCCTTTGTTTATATATATATGCCGCCTATACGAGTCGAGCATACGTTAAATCCTATACATCATCATTGTGGGCCGTTTAATTCGATTAAAGCGAAGAAATCGAATAATGAGGTGGACAATGTGTGTCGTGCTCATGATATTGCGTATTCTCGAATTGGTAATTCGGCATATTTTAACTGGGTTGATGCGGACGACATTTTTTTGAAACAAATGAGTAAGTACCCAGGTTTACTACCCATGTTTTATACTGGGTATTTCAACCTAAAGAAGTTAATAGCTCCGCACAAACAAACAACCAATCTTCCTCACACACCGCCAAAAACTCCTCTAAAGAGAACAGCGTCTATGGCAGACTTGGACATGGATATTGACACTGTTCACCCGAGATCATCCGCTTCACGAAGAGGGAGTGTAAGAGGATCAATAAGAACTAGGTCCGCTAAATGGTCTAGTAGTGGAACTAGTGGTTCCAAATCCAATCGTGGGAAAAAGACTAAAAAGAGTAAAAAGCGAAAAAGGACCGGAAGGAGCAAGAAAGGAAAAAAGGCTAAAAAGCTTTCATATTTTGACAAACTTTTGATGAAAGCACCGCCCTTAGTAACCAAAACACAATATTATTGGAATTGGTTTGATATGACACAGGCGGGTCTTCCAGCCTTGGCTACAAATGGCTTTCTTGGAGTACCAGAGGTAGGTTGTGCCGCTGTTCAGATTTCTCATTTACCATTTTCTATAATATATGGAGAAATGAGACAAGGTGAAAGTAGTTCGGGAGCTGGTAGACCTGGGCTTTTTACTGGTCCTGGATT